CTTAAAGTAATTATAACTAATAAAAATTTATTATTCATATAACAGATGGCAAATCCTTTTTTTATGTTTGACTTATAAAAATTTGTATTACTTATATGTTACATTATTAATTGTAGTCCCAAATAAAGTAACGTCGTAATCTATATTATATTTTTCACTTTCTAATTTATTGATAATTATACGGTATATTTCTTCCATTTCTTTGGATACATCTTCACTTTTAAGAAAAAAGTTAACAACAAATTTAGAAATTTCAATTTGTTTGTCTTTAAAAAAATGTATTATTTCGGTTTGTTTATCTTGTTGATAATCATTTATTACAACTAATTTATTATTCCAACCATTACAGATAGGGCATAAATAATCCACATTATATCGACTATCGTGTACAATGTTCGTTCCACCACAACAATTCAGTTTTTGAATACTATCCTTAGATGGATAAGGCTGTTTATCATATAAACATTTGAGAGTTTTGTCAAAAATATATGCGTACCTATGTTTCTGCGGTTTATTGACCCATACACCTTTTTTATTTCGTTTAACACCTCTATCGTGTTGTTCCCCTTTTTCTAATACCTCTTCAAAAAATTCTGTTTTCTTATCGGTTTTTCCATAATACTCAAAATTGCACACTTGATATATACTTCCTATGTGCCTATCGCTAGTTGCTAAAGTCGTAACTGCTCTTACTCCTTTATTCTTATTCAGCATCCTAAGCGAGTTGCCTAAGAGAAAACTTGTAGCATTAGTACCATTCAACGCAGGCAACATTGCGAGCCGAGAAAGTTCTAAAACAAACGGATAAGAATTATCTGTAATGCCGAACCAACCATTGAGAGAATTTGTCCCTTGAAGATTTGAGTAAGTGGCTACTCCAACCAACTCATTTTTACAATATAATCCATAAGAATACACCGCAAAAAATTTCGCATCTGCCAAATAATGATATTTTTTAACAAAAGAATAAGCAAGACTCTTGTCTATTTCTTCTATATAAAAAATAGATTTAGCCTTAATCTTCCTTGCTTTAAAGTCTTCTATTAACCGTTGTTCCATACTCTTGGATATATGCAATTTGTTTTGATTTTTTTTAGTTTTTGGATTGATAATACAAATATAATATATTTAGTTGAATTACAAAAAAATCAGTAAACTACCCACGAACTGAAGATTCGTGGGATTTAGCAAAATACTGAAAGTCTTTTACAAGGTGCGTTTACGAGAACCGTCCAAGAAATACCACTGCCTTTAAGCGTGGGAGTAGTCAGTTGAAATTATGAAATCATTTTTCAGACATTTTCTTCACCCATAACCTACAAGCCTCTGAAATAGTTAAGTCTTTCCTATTTGATATTTTCTTGCCATATATAACATTTAAAGCCCATACAAGAGTTGATGCTTTTTTTTTATCTTTTCAATAATGAAAGGAGTTGCAGATGTACCCATAGAGACTATTGCTTTAAAATCATCATCGTTTATTATGTCGTAAGCAGAAGACATAAACCTTGTGTTTTTAACCCATTTTTCATAATGAGTATCAAAATATTCTTTTAGATTTATCTTTCTCATCAAAAAGTCATTTAAATTAATCAGCTATACTTCGATAAGCGGTTCTTCCCACTCACCGCCATCTTCTCGGATTAAGACATCTTCAACAACATCATTGTCTTCTCCTTCATAATATGCCCACCCTCGGTCAATAACATCAGAATACTGGTGAAGAACTTGTCTAAAATGTTCGCCACCCTCGTATAGCCATTTGGCTAACTCGTAGTTAGTCATTATTCGGGTTTTGACTTCCTTTTCAACCTTTTCAGCAACAATCTTCTTCAATTCTTTTGTATCAGAATCCCACTGAAAACCTTCTTCTTTCATCTTTTGAAAGAGAAGGTCACGCTGTTCTTTGGTTGCTAGGGTAAATTCCGTGTCTATATGACCAAAACAGTCGTTTTTACCTAAGTCATTACAAAATCTACCATTGTCAATATTGATATGACAATATCCCATAACACGTAAGCCATTGATGAAATGAAATATAAATATGTTAGAACCATTAACAAGTATATCTCCATTCTTCGCATCTAATATAGTCCAAGAACAGATACACCCTTTGTCTGATATGTTTTTAACATCGAATGGTATAAGTTTTGTTTTGCTTTCCATATTTTAATGATTTAGTCCGTTTTTTTTAAAGTAAGCATTCCATATAGAATACCAAAAAATATCGCCAATACAATCATACTAGTCCTCCTTGTTATCAACCTATTGTATATAGTTTAGTATCAGGTCCTATAGTTACACCTTGATAAGTATCTTCATCATCTGAAGATTCTAGTTCTTCGACAAGCGGTTCTTCCCACTCACCGCCATTTCGACGGATGTAAATATCCGCATCAACTTCTTCATCGGCTTCTATTACACAATATGGATAGATAATGTGCACGTTAGGTTCGTCTGCCTTAGATTTATACATATATTCTCTATGTTCATCTGGGCAGTCTCTAAGCCACCAAGATAACTCTTGATTAGTCATTCTGCGAGTTTTAATCTTCTTTTCAGCCATATCAACATCAATCTTCTTTAATTCTTTCGTGTCAGAGTTCCATTCATAACCAGCCTCTTTCATTTTTTGGAATAATAGGTCACGCTGTTTTTGGGTGGCAGGCTTAACAGTATTAACTTCTATGCAGTCTGGACCCTGTATACCAAATTCCATCTTATCTGCCACTATACTTATACAACAATACCCTGTTGCAACCGCTCTATCTCCATCTGCATCAAATTTCCAATTGTCAAGCCCATTGAAGATGAAAATGCAATCATTATGCAACCCTGTTGAATGAAGCACATCACCGTCCTTTGCATCTTTAATAGACCAAAGATGACACATATACTCTTTGTCGAAAGATATCGAATAATTAGATTCATCAGAATCAATTACTTCATACCAAGAATCATATACTTCAGTGACCTTGTAAACTCCAACATTTTGTTGTACAATCCAATCGCCTACCTTAAACATAGGTTCAACTTCTTCTTCAATGAAGAGGTCAAATCCTGAAATTGATTCTGTATCAAAATTACCATCATCATAGAACATACAAGCAAATTCGCTTTCATCATCCTGGTTTTTTATCAACGCAACAAGAGGCTTTCCTTCTGCCCTATCAAAAATAAGTCTAGCGGGGTTGCCTCCTCTTGTAACTAACTTAGCACCGGCTTTTGCTTTTTCTAAATTAAAAGGAATTCTTTTTGTTTTCATATTTTTTTATAATCCCAAATCCATTGTTTGATTAAGCATATCTATAACATACTCCTGTTGTTTTTCAGAAAGTACTGTCATATCCTCAAAAACGTGACCATCAATTTCCATTCTCAATGTAACATCGCCATCAGCATATTTCATTATTCTGATGTCCGCTACAAGCGTGTGGTCTTCTGTAGTTGGACTACACACAATTGTTTTTTCTCCTTCTAAATCCATATGATTGAGGTTTTTAATTTAACTTCCGATATACCATCCACCCTCACCTAACAGAGTAACCAAGGGCTCTTGCCAGTCACCCTTATTTTCCCTAACAAAGGTGTTTTCAGACACTTCAAAATCATCATCTCCTTCATCATAAGCATAATGGTTCACAACAGTGTGACTATCAGTAAGCACCTGTCTATAATGCCCATTTCCTTCTGTTAGCCATCTCGCTAGCTCATAGTTTGTCATTCGTTGTGTTTCTTCGACTTCTTCTTCGATACAGAGTCTATCTATTGCGCCAAAATCTCCTTTTCCATTTTCACTGAAATATTGTACACTCTCGTGTGACCCTAAATCAACGAGACCTATTATAGGAAATTTATCGTCTTTTGATTTTCTGTCGTAACATAATATTTTGACAGATTTTCCGTCTTCGGAAAAAACTTTAGCTCCAGCCTTTGCCTTTGCTATATCAAAATCAACTAATTTTGTCTTCATATATCAACCTCGCTTTACTACTACTTGATTAATAATCTTCTCCTTATTCGTAACCTTATCCCACATTTCAGTAAGATATGTGTCATTGTAAAGTTGGAAATACACCTTTACATCTTCAGTTTGAGTAATACGGAAAACCCTATCCATTGCCTGTTGGTTATCACTCGGCAACCAACTAAAGCTATTGAATATGGCAATATTCGAAGCGGTAAGTGTCAATCCCACTCCACAAGCGGTGATATTTCCGATAAACACTTTAACATTATCATCTAGCATCAATGCTTTCTCGGATTTATCCTTCTCTTCAGCCGTCATTTTTCCGTTATATATAACAGAACCAATCTTTTTCTTAGAAAAGTATTTGTGCAACTCATACAACTCTTCGTCATAGTTGCACAATAGTAGAACCTTGCTTCCGTTTTCAATATGGTATTCTGCAAGTTCAATAGTCTTGTTCAACATTTCTTTTGACAAGAATTGCCTTAACTTAATTCCTTCGGTAAGTTGTCTATTCTCATCGTGAACTGAAATGCCCAAATCTCTACACTTCTTCACATACTTTTCCCAAACTTTATTGTACTCTTCTATTTGTTTATCGTTAAGGTCATATTCCTTAACAATAATTTCCTTTTTAACCATACCTTCAATCTCGGTGTTAATGCGTCGAATGTAACAATCCTTCGTAAGTTCCCGTAGCTCGTCAAGATTTGATGCTCCATTGGTTTTCCAAACCACCCTACCCCATTTTGCAAGATAACTCCGAAAATTATCCTTCTCACTTTTAGACAAATCGTTCCATTCTGACTTACCACATTGTTTAAGGTAACTCGGCAACCACTTACTCCACTCGCCCTTAAAAGGTATCATAGTTCCTTCGCAATACCTTTCAACATAATTCTGCCAATTGTTTGTAATAGGGTGTCCTATCAATTTCAATATGTTATACATATTCATCGGCCTATTGGTCATAGGAGTACCACTGATTGCGAATATGCCTTGAGGTTTCAAGTGTTTCAGCAAGTCTTGAACAATCTTGCACATTTTGCTTGTGTTATTGCTCAACCTATGGCACTCGTCAATGATAACTAAGTCAAACTCGCTTTGATACAACTGACTGTTTTTCAATGCTTGTTCTATCAATGCCGTATTTCTACTCTGTTTCATTTTAGGGATACCAGCTTCAATAACGTGTCCGTCTTCATCCACTTTGGGTTTTACCTTCCAATCAATGGACTTTTTCTTTACAATAGTTCCATCTTCAGAAATCACATTCTCTTCAATGTACTTTATCTCTTCGGCTAGTGTGTAAAAGTTCTTGAGAATATCGTAATTTATGATTGTAAATCTACTCTCGTTCCAGTTTCTACCCTTCACTATGCTAATTTCTTCCTCGTTAACATAAGTGGTAAGTTCTCTTTTCCAAGTCGATTTTATTGACGCAGGACAAATTATCAGTACTTTCTGAAAGTT